GAACAGATGGTTCATCAGGAACCTCTGGCTCATCAGGTTCTTCTGGAACTTCTGGTGCAAACGGTTCATCGGGTTCTTCTGGAACCTCTGGCTCATCAGGTTCTTCTGGAACCTCTGGCTCATCAGGTTCTTCTGGAACCTCTGGCTCATCAGGTTCTTCTGGAACTTCTGGTGCAAACGGTTCATCAGGAACTTCTGGCTCATCGGGTTCATCTGGAACCTCTGGCTCATCAGGTTCATCAGGAACATCAGGTGCAAACGGTTCATCAGGAACTTCTGGCTCATCGGGTTCTTCTGGAACATCAGGTGCAAACGGTTCATCCGGTTCTTCTGGAACATCAGGTGCAAACGGTTCATCCGGTTCTTCTGGAACATCAGGTGCAAACGGTTCATCTGGAACCTCTGGTTCATCTGGAACATCAGGTGCAAACGGTTCATCCGGTTCTTCTGGAACATCAGGTGCAAACGGTTCATCTGGAACTTCTGGTTCATCTGGAACATCTGGTAACAGTGGCTCATCTGGAACATCTGGTAACAGTGGTTCATCGGGATCATCAGGTTCATCGGGTTCATCAGGTTCTTCTGGAACATCAGGATCATCGGGAACATCAGGTTCTTCTGGAACATCAGGCTCATCCGGTTCATCAGGTTCTTCTGGAACCTCTGGTTCATCTGGAACATCAGGGGCAAACGGCTCATCTGGAACCTCTGGTTCATCTGGAACATCAGGTGCAGCTGGTACTGGATTTAACACGATAAATAATGCAAGTGGTAGCCGTCTAATAATATCGGATGGTACAACAAATGCAGCCACTGCATCCGCAAACTTAACATTTGCTGGTAATGTCCTTACAGTTTCTTCAAGTACTGCTGATACAAACAGACCAACGAGAAATCTGAATCTCATAAATAACACAACTGGAACTGCAACACAAAGTTTAGGTGTTGGTATTGAGTTTGAATCAGAAACATCAACTACTGAAAATACAACAGTCGGTTATCTCGATTATGTTTGGGCAAACCATACAAATGGTAGTGAATGGGGTCAGGCTGAAATATCCGTAAAGAAAAATGGTGTTGCAACAAAACGTTCTCATGGATTCGGAGCTGGTGTAATCGGTTCATTTACAGGAGATTTCGTACCTGCAACAAATACACAACTTGGAGATTTCGGCGGATCATTCCCAGAATACAGAGTATATGCATCTGGTAGTACAAGTGATGCAATAACAAAGAGTTTGACATTTGGTTTACCATCTTCACCTACGGCTTTGATTGTACCTAATGACACAACTTGGATGTTTACTATTTATGTTGTAGCTAGAAGAACGGATGCAGATAATGAAAGTGCTGCATATTGGATTCAAGGTGCAGTTGATAATAATGGTGGTACAACTGCAATGGTTGCATTACCACAGGTAACTGCCGTAGAAGATAATGTTGCATGGAATGCAACCGTTCAAGTAGTTGGTGGTATGGCTATACGAGTTACTGGGGAAGCTGCGAAAACAGTTTATTGGAACGCGGTAACACATATTGTTCAAGTTAGTGGATAGGAGTAAGTAATGTCAAATTGGTCAAGAGATTTATTGGGCGTTGATTCTTTGAGTGAGGTAAGTTCAAGTGCAGTAATATCTACTTCAACTTTAGCACTAAGTTTAACTGCATCAAATGTTTTCTATGTATCGTTAAATTCTGCAATAACAACATTTACGATAGGTGATGCACCTTCGGGGTCGTCTGCTTTTACTCTCATATTTACCGCAGACGGAACACCTCGTGCAGTAACATGGGGAACTGCCGTAACTTGGTCTGGTGGAACTGCACCAACTCTTACATCTACAAGTGGTAAAAGAGATGTATTCTCATTCTTAACATTAAATGGCGGAACAAACTGGCTAGGATTTACAGGTGGACAGAATTATTGAGGTAATGTGTTATGCCGTTTATTAAAAATGTAACCATATTTGCAAGGAAAGTGGCCGCCAGTGTTGTTTTACCACAAATAAGTGCTGGATATGGTAGTGGTAATAATAATGGACACTCATTGTTGGTAAACGCATTGGGTCGTGTATTTGGTTGGGGTGGAAACTCAAGCGGACAAATAGGTGATAATTCTGCTCTATGTAGGATCACTCCCGTATCAGTTGCAGGGGCAACAAAAACATTCTGTAAAATATCAGCTGGTGAACAACATTCTCTTGCAATAGACAAAAACGGAAAGGCATGGGCATGGGGATCTGCTCAAAATTTTGCATTAGGTAATTCTAATCAATTTACTGCTCGATCTACACCAATTGCAGTGGGAATTACTACTCAAACATTCTGTAAAATATCGGCAGGGTATAGATTTTCACTTGCAATAGACAAAAATGGAAGAGCTTGGGGTTGGGGTACTAATAGTAATGGACAACTTGGCGACGGAACCGCAACTAATAAAAGCATTCCTGAATCAGTTGCTGGTGGTGTAAAAACGTTCTGTGAAATATCTGCGGGACTAGTTCATTCAGCTGCACTTGATAAAAATGGCAGAGCTTGGTGTTGGGGTTATAATGTTTACGGTACATTAGGCGATAATAGTATAACTGATAGATGTACACCTGTATCTGTTGCCGGCACTGTAAAAACATTTTGTCAAATATCTGCTGGTAAAGCATATGCAACACTTGCAATAGACAAAAATGGAAGAGCTTGGGGTTGGGGATATAACGATGCTGGACAAATAGGAAACACCACGGTATTTAGTGTAAGAACACCTGTGTCAGTTCAAGGTGCAGTAAAAACATTTTGCAAGATTTCAGTAGGTGCACAACACACTGCTGCAATAGATAAAAATGGTAGAGCATGGACATGGGGAGTTAATACACACGGATCACTGGGTGATGGTACAACAACTGCAAGGACAACACCCGTATCGGTTGCTGGTGCAGTAAAAACATTCTGTGAAATTTCTGCGGGTGGACAAAATACTCTTTATCATTTTACTCTTGCAATAGATAAAAATGGTGCTGCTTGGGGATGGGGTTCTATTTTCGGTGCATTCTTGGGGGATGGATCTGCATCACGTAGAACAACACCGATGTCAGTTCGTGGAAACACTAGAACTTTTTGTAAAATCTTTCTAGCTGCAAATCACACAATATCAATAGATAAAGGTGGTAGATTATGGGCGTGGGGCAATAATGATTATTCTCAACTCGGTGATACTACAACAACTAGTAGAGCAACACCAATATCTGTTCGTGGTGCTGTAAAAACATTCTGTCAAATAGCAACAGGTGATTTTAGAACTCTTGCAATAGATAGAACTGGTAGAGTATGGGGTTGGGGTAATGGTTATGCTGGTGCCATTGGAACAGGAAATACTTTCAATTATAATACCCCAGTATCCATCGCAGGTACAGTCAAAACTTTCTGTCAAATATCATCAGGTCAATATAATTCACTTGCCATAGATAAAAATGGTAGAGCATGGGCATGGGGTGATAATGGTTTTGGACAACTTGGGGACAATTCAATAACACAAAGATGTACTCCTGTATCTGTTGCAGGTGCTGCAAAAACATTCTGTAAAATTGACGGTGGAAACAATCATGTTCTTGCAATAGATAGAACTGGTAGAGTCTGGGCATGGGGTGCAAATAATTTTGGTCAACTTGGTAATAACGCATTTGTTTCACAACGAACACCTGTATCTATACTTGGAGCTACAAAAACATTTTGTCATATTTCTGGTGGTGTTAGTCACTCTCTTGGTATAGATAAAAACGGTAGAGCATGGGCATGGGGACAGGGTGCTAATGGTGGATTAGGTAATAATTCAACTGCAAATGTTTGCACACCAGTATCTGTTCTGGGTGGAGTAAAAACATTCTGTAAAATATCAGGGGGTCAGAATTTTTCAGTTGCTATTGATAAAAATGGAAGAGTATGGGCATGGGGTGCTAATAGTAGTGGACAACTTGGTGATGATACACTGTTATCAAAAAACACACCTGTATCAGTTAGAGGTGCAGTAAAAACATTCTGTGAAATAATGACAGGAACTGCTCACGTAATAGCTATTGATAAAAATGGAAGAGCGTGGGCATGGGGATCTGATTCCTCTGGGCAGTTAGGTCAAAATACTATGAACAGATTGACACCCGTTCGAATTTGTATATCGTAAAATAATTTCGTATATTCAAGAATAATGTTTCATCAAATAAACAAAATAGGTTATGAAAACAAAAGATACACTTGTCCTAACGATTTCAATCGGGGATTACTACAATGAAGTTGCAAAACTAACAACACCATCAATTCAGGCATATGCAAAAAAGATTGGTGCCGATTATTTGAATATCAATGAGTTCAATCCACACTATATTACACAAAAGTGGAATAAGTTTCATATTCATGAACTTCTGAATAAGTACCGTCGTATTATTTATCTTGATATTGACATTCTTGTTCGTGAAGATACACCGAATCTTTTTGAAATCGTTCCTGAAAACAAGTTGGGTATGTTCAACGAAGGAAGATACACACCTAGATTTGAGTTTCTCGAACAAGCGTCTGAATACTATGGCGAACCACTAAAAACTTGGAATGGTAAGTTTTATAATTCAGGTGTAATGGTTATCTCCCGTATTCACAAGAATATCTTCAAACTTCCAAAGGGACAAGATTTTGTAGAAACAGACCAACCTTATATCAATCTTCGTATTCTAAACGATAAAGTTGAAATGTTTGATTTGGATTACAAGTTCAATCGAATGGATATACTTGATAGATTCTGTGGTATAAATCGTCTTGATTCTTATATTGTTCATTATGCCGGTGCACCACAAGACATCCAAATGGACGTTATGAGAAAAGATATTGAACAATGGAAACAAGAAGGACCAGAATACAAATATACTCGCAATATTCTTGTTTCGGTTACCGCTGGGATGGGTGATCAACTTTGTGCAGAACCTGCAATTCGATACACTCAGAAACTTTATCCAGATGCAAATATGTTTGTTGTAACACATTTTCCTCGTTTGTTTGAACATCTTTCTTGTCCTGTCATGGATTATGATCAGTGGCAGGGAATAAATGACGCAGTACTTACAATGTACACTTGCCCAGAGGATGAACATTCTGAACATAAATTATCACACGTTCTTTTTCATCCAACCGATTTTGCATCAATGTCAATGATAAAGAGAACGATTCCTAATCATGATAAGACGATTAAGTTGAAGTTAGACGCTGAAGACGTTGCATCTGTTCTTGAATTGGTAAAAGATAAGAAATCAAACAAACCAGTCATTGTTGTTCATGCTGGAAAGTGGTGGCCATCTAAAACTCTTCCACAAGATTGGTGGCAAAAGATTGTAGATAAATTATCGGAAAAACTAACAGTAGTTCTTATCGGTAAAACAATTGATGAAGAACAAGGTTATATTCCAATTCAATGTCCAAAAGACGGAGTAGACCTTCGTGACCTAACAACACTGGGCGAACTCTTTGCCCTTATTTCACTTTCGCGTTGTCTTCTTACAAATGACTCTTCACCGCTTCATATTGCTGGTGCATTTGATAATTGGATTGTTACAATCCCAACGTGCAAGCACGAAGATCATATTCTCCCATTCCGTAATGGAACACAATACTACAAGACAAAGGCACTTCGTAAGGGACTTCTTCTTGATGACTTAGAAATTCGTCACACGGAATTCTATACAGATACAATTGATCTAATTCCAGAAGGAAAGACCCTATATGATTATATTCCAGAAGTTGATGAAGTTGTGAAGGAGGTATTTGACATCTATGATAACGAACGTTAATAAATTCGAATCATTCAGACCACTTATGAATGAGTGGGAGTATAAATTCATTGAGAAGTTTCTAACTCCCGATGATGTTCTTCTTGAATGGGGAAGTGGAAATTCAACACTTTATTGGTCTGGTATTGTTTCAAAGGTAATATCAATTGAACACGATATTGATTGGATAAATTCTCTGGGAACAGTAATAGACGCATATGGTGTAAAAAATATAGAACTTCATCACATAGCCGCTCATTCACCAAATCCAATTCCATGTAGATACGAACAATTTAAGGATTACATAAACTATCCAAAAGAGAAGGAATTGAAGTTTACAAAGATTTTGATTGATGGTCGGGGTAGAAAGTATTGTGCAAAATCAATATGGGAAGTTATAGATGAGAACGTCATTGTTTTTATTCATGACTTCAACAGACCCGACTATCAGATGACCCTAAAATACTATGATCTTGTTGATGTAGATTGGCGAGGACAAGGTATCGCTGCTCTACGAAAAAAGAAAGAGGTTATAGAAGACGGGTCATATTATTGATGGTAATCTACGAAGAGGCATATTTATAGAATATGTCTCTTTTTGTTTATGAGGTATTTTAAGTGGATTATATACAAGTTGAAAATGGCGAAGTAAAAGGATACCCACAACCATTACCTAGAAATTGGGCAGACGTTTCTAACTTTTATTTGTTAGACGATGTACAAGTTCTTTCTTATGGTTGGTATCCTGTTCGATTTGTTCCTGCCGAAAAAACTGATAATGATGTTGTAACAGGTCAATCCTTTGTTATAGAAGGAAATGAGGTGGTTCAGTATGAACAAATTAGACCTAAAACAGAATCGGAAATTCAAGAGGAATTAAACTCTAAGTGGGAAAATATTAGAAACCAACGAAACTTGCTACTTTCAGAATCCGATTGGACACAACTTCCAGATTCACCACTAACACCAGAAAAGAAAACTGAATGGTCAGTTTATCGTCAAGAACTCAGAGATGTAACTTCACAATTAGATCCTAACAATATAGTTTGGCCAATTAAACCGGTGTAATATGAAAATTATAGAACAAATCGTAAACGAGATAAAACTTCAAATTTTCAATGAAGTAGATAAAAGTGACAAGACAATCATTGCTATTTACCCTGGTCGTTTTCAACCAATGGGTCTTCATCACAAGGCATCATACGATTGGCTTGCACAACAATTTGGTGAAAAGAATACATATATCGTCACCTCGGATAAAACAGATCCACAACGTTCACCGTTTAACTTCAAAGAAAAGAAGTCGATAATAAACAAACACGGTATAAAGAATGTTGTTAAAGTTGTAAATCCATACAATCCACAAGAACTACTTAAAAAGTTTGATCCAAAGAAAACAGTTGTTATCTATATGATTGGTGAAAAAGATGCTGGTAGATTACGTGGATATAAACGACTGATGAAGTATAACAAAACAACGGCCGTTGCATACAAAGATCTAGAAAATCCATACGCATATTACATCTATGCACCTCACGTGTCATATAAGATACCGAGCTTCGGAGAAATGTCAGGCACGAATATCAGAAAAGCCCTCGGTGACAGATCTGCAAAACTATCAGATTTAAAATCAAGATTCAAATCAATCATGGGTTGGTTTGATGCAGATATTTTCAACATGG